ATCTGATGGTGAAGTGTCCGGACCAACTCCCTGAGCTGAGAGACGGACAGGCCGATACTGCAGCCACCGTTATCACAGAGACCGCCAGTATCTACCACAACTGCGCCACCAGACAGCGCGGCCTGGTTGATGCAGTCAATGAGGCATATCAGTGAACGAACAGCAGCTCGCCGAGCTCATTGAGGCTATCCGCCAGCAGACTGATGCGATCAATCGCCTGGCCAACAGCAATGCCGCACTGGTTCAGGCAATGGCTGAGGCCGAGGGCATGGATGACGAGGATAGGGAGCCGACCACTTACCTCGATGGCAGCACACTGGACTGATGCCACAGCGTACCGCCAAGCCCTGCCGGGACAAGCTGTGCCGGATGACTACCAGGGAGAAGCACGGCTACTGCGAGGCTCACGCTGACCAGGCGAAGAGCTGGACTCGAGGCAGAGCAGGCAGAGGCAGAGGAGGCAGGCCATGGCGCCGGCTGCGAGACCAAGTGCTTGAGCGTGATCGATACCTCTGTCAGCCATGCAAGAGAGATCAGAAAGCGACACCAGCGACTGAGGTTGACCACATCGTCCCAGAGGCTGAGGGAGGCGCCACGGTTGCCAGCAACCTTGAGGCCACCTGCCACCCCTGTCATCAGGCCAAGACCCAGCGGGAGGCCTTGAGGGCGCGAGCGCGAGGCGACTCACGACCCGGGGGTGGGTAAATCTCTCCAGCCCTGTCCAGCGGACACCGCGCCCTAAATCGTTTTTTTATGCGTGAGAAATAACGAAACTTTTTCCGGAGGTCCTGGTTGAACAACAACGCTCCAGTTCGCGCCTCCGGCGGAGGCCGAAAACGGAAGTCGGTTGGGACTCAGAAAAGCTCGATCACCCGGATCAATCCTCCAGAAGAATTGATGGGCGACGCGGCCCGGAGAATCTGGAAACAACAATCGAAGGTTCTGATTGATCGCGGCACCTTCGAAGTCGAAGACGCCCCACTGCTTCAAGCCTACTGCAACGCCTGGCAGCTGATGCTCGATGCCGAGATCCGGATTGCCAACGAGGGATTAACGCTCCCGACCGCTGATGGCAGCGAGAAGATGCATCCGGTTGTGAATGTCCGAGACAAGTCAGTACAGCAGCTTTCGAGGCTCGGCTCACTGCTCGGGCTGGATCCGCTCACCCGAATGAGAATGCTCGGCGGTGGCGGAGCAAATGACGACGGCAAAAACGAGGGCAACGAATTCGACGAGTTCTAACCTATGAGCGCCTACCCCAATGTGAACGCGGCGCAGAAGTACGCCCGCGATGTGGTAGGTGGCCGGATCGTCGCCTGCAGCTACGTGAAGGCAGCTTGTGCCCGACACCTGAATGACCTGAAGGCAGCGAAAGCAAAGAGCTATCCGTATCGGTTCGACCGGGACCTGGCGGAAAGAGCCTGCCGGTTTGTCCAGCTTCTACCCCACACCAAAGGGGAATGGGCTAGAGGCAACCAGAGGATCGTTCTTGAGCCCTGGCAGTTGTTCAGCTTCTCGATGGTGTTCGGATGGATCCGGAAGAAGGATAAGCTCCGCAGGTTCCGAGAGGTCTACGAAGAGGTCCCTCGAAAAAACGGCAAGTCGATCAAAGTCGCCGGCGCCGGGCTGTACGCCTTCTGCGCAGATAACGAATACGGCGCTGAGGTCTATTGCGGTGCCACCAGCGAAAAGCAGGCCTGGGAGGTGTTCCGCCCTGCCCTGAAGATGGCGCGGAAACTACCAAACCTGCGAAACCGGTTTGGCATCGTGCCCTGGGCAAAGAAGCTGGAACGGGGCGATGGCAGCGTTTTCGAGCCGGTGATCGGAGACCCGGGCGACGGCTCCAGCCCCTCGATGTCGATCGTGGATGAGTACCACGAACATCCGGATTCCCGGCTCTACGACACGATGATCACCGGGATGGGCGCCCGATCGCAGCCTTTGATGTGGGTAATAACCACCGCCGGTTTCGATGTCGCCGGGCCCTGCTATGAGATGCGCGAACGCGCGATCGAGATGCTGGAAGGCACCAGCCAGGATGACGAGCTCTTTGCCATCATCTACACGATCGATCCAGGCGACGACTGGACAACCGACGAGGCCATTCTCAAGGCCAACCCGAACGCCGGCGTTTCGGTAAAGCTCGACTACCTCAAAAGCCAGAGGGACAAGGCGGTTGCCCGGGCCAGGTTGGCCAACAAGTACAAGACCAAGCACCTCAATGTCTGGGTCTCCTCGAAAGAGGGGTACTTCAACATGGAGGACTGGAAAAAGTGCGAAGACCCGTCGCTGACCATCGACCAGTTCCGCGGTGAAGACTGCTTTCTGGCATTCGACCTGGCCCGCAAGCTAGACATGAACAGCATGGCCCGGCTGTTCAGCCGCCAGGTAGATGGCAAGACTCACTATTACTGCGTCGGGCCGAAGTTCTGGGTACCGGAAGACACCGCATTCGACAATGAGGACCGCCGGCTCGGCGAACGGTACCAGGGCTGGATTGAGTCCAAGCACCTGGACGCCACAGACGGCAGCGAAGTGGACTACCGGGAAATCCTGGAATGTGCCAAGGAAGCCAACCTGGAAACGCCGGCGCAGGAGTCACCCATTGACCCGCATGGCGCCGCGAACCTATCGCACCAGCTGGACGACGAGGGGCTGAACCCGATCACCATGGTTCAGAACTACACCAACATGTCGGACGGGATGAAGGAGCTGGAGGCCGCGATCGTTTCCGGCCGATTCCACCATGACGGCAATCCGATCATGACCTGGTGTGTCGGTAACGTGGTTGGCAAGTACCTGCCTGGCAATGACGACGTGGTCCGCCCGATCAAGCAGGGCGATCACAACAAGATCGATGGCGCGGTGGCTCTCATTATGGCCATAGGCCGCGCACTGGCGAACGCCCAAGTAGGCGAAAGCGTACTGGATACCCTTTCTGACGACGACATCCTGGTGATGTAAATGCGCACTTATCTGATCGACACCCTGGGCCTTGCCGGTTTCGGGGCGATGACCTATGGCCTGTATCTCAGATTCGGCCTGGCTGATGCCCTTATCGCTGCTGGCGGACTGATGCTCGTCATGGCTCTGGCAGCGGCCCGCGCCTCCAAGCGCAACGCTGGCGGAGGTAAGAAATAATGCTTGAGTCCCTGTTCGCCCCGGATTCCCGCTCACTGGAGGATCCGAGTACACCTCTGACCGGCCAGAACCTGGCGGAGTACTTCGACACCAATATAGGCATCCAGGTTGATAACCAGTCCGCCCTGACTCTCTCGGCGGTCTACTCCTGTATCTACGTGTTGTCGTCGTCCATTGGCCAGCTGCCGCTTCACGTCATGCGGAAAAAGGGCGACAACATCGAGGCGGCCAAGGATCACCCGGCTTATTGGCTGCTTCACGATGAGCCCAACGAGTGGCAGACCAGCTACAAGTGGCGGGAGACGAAGCAGGGCCACGTCCTCGGCTGGGGCAACGGCTACACCCAGACCGTGCGCAGTCCAAGCGGAGAGCTGCGCGAACTCGTCACCCGACGGCCCTGGGAGACCCAGCTGGTCAAGAATGGAAACCGGTGGCTGTATGCCAACAACAGCGAAGACGAGGGCAGTCGTGCGATCGCCCTAGAGGACATGATCCACGTCCGGGCCCTGGGATCCGACGGCCGGACCGGTAAAAGCCTTATCCGGCAACACGCCGAAACCATTGGCCTGGGGCTGGCGGCGCAGCGCTATGGCAAGGATTTCTTTACCGGTGGTGGTCGCCCTACCGGCCTGGTCACCGTGAAAAACTCGCTTCAGAAGGACAGCTGGGAGCGCCTCAAAACCGCCTGGAACAACGCGGTCTCGAAACTGAAGGCCAGCGAAAACAAGACGCTGATGCTGCCGGCGGATCTCGACTACAAGTCGATCACGATTCCGCCAGAAGATGCACAGTTCCTGGAAACCCGGAAGCTGAACCGCTCTGAGGTTGCCGGCATCTTTAACGTGCCGGCGCACATGATTAACGACCTGGACAAGGCCACGTTTTCCAACATCAGCGAGCAGGCCATCCAGTTTGTCCGGCACACCATGATGCCCTGGGTTGTGAACTGGGAGCAGGAGATCAACCGCCGGGTATTCACCCGAGCCGAGCGTGCTGCTGGCTATTACTGCAAGTTCAACCTTGCCGGTCTGCTGCGGGGTACCGCGAAAGAGCGAGCCGAGTTCTACCACGCTGCGATCAACGACGGCTGGATGGACCGCAACGAAGCCCGAGTGCTCGAGGATATGAATCCCCGGGATGGTCTGGACCAGATGCTGGTCAGTGTGAACGCCCAGCCCCTGAGCGCCCTGAATCAATCCGACACCCCCAACGATGACGAGGAATCCACCTCATGAGCGAAGTCGAGAAGCGCGCCCTTCTGTGTGAGGTGCGTGCCGAAGAAACCGAGGAAGGACAGCCGGCCCGCATCGTCGGGCATGGTGCCGTCTTCAATAAGCGCAGTGAAATGATCCTGGGCATGTTCAAAGAGGAGATCGCCCCGGGCGCCTTCGATGACGTGCTCAATGACGATGTTCGAGCACTGTTCAACCACGATCCCAACTTTGTTCTGGGGCGAACTCGCAGCGGGACGCTGGAGCTTTCGGTTGACGCCGAGGGCCTTCGTTACGACATCAATCCGCCGGACACCCAGTCCGTTCGGGACCTGGTGTTGGCTCCGCTGACCCGGGGTGACATCACCGGATCGAGCTTTGCGTTCCGGGTTGCGCCTGACAGTGACGAGTGGATGGAAGACGAAGACGGCCTGATCGTGCGGACCATCCACCGTTTCAGCCGATTGCTCGACGTTTCGCCGGTGACCTACCCGGCCTACCCGGATGCGGGCGCTGCAAAGCGCTCCCTCGAGGCTCGCTGTGAAGAGATCAAGGGTCTCGCCCAGCGTGCCATCAATCAGCGCCGCGCCCGCGAGCGCTTCCTTGAACTCATCCACGCCTGAAACCAAAACATCGCCCCGGAGGGCACAGCACTATGAAACTCCATGAATTGAAGCAAGCGTACAACGAGCTCGCCCGGAACATGCGCAACCTGCATGACAAGATTGGCGACAACACCTGGACTGACGAACAGCGCAGCCAGTGGAACGACTGGAAACAGAAGCTCGACGGTTTCGACGAGCAGATCAAGCGCGAAGAAGCACTGCGGGATGCTGATCAGCGCTTCGTCGAAGATAACGAAGAAGAGCACCGCGACAACCTGGACAACGAAGAGCGCGGCGGACAGTCCGTTGACGAGCAGCGCGCCCAAGCGTTTGACGGGTTCCTTCGTCAGGGGATGTCCGAAATGTCCGCGGAGCAGCGCCAGATCTTGCGCGAGATGCGTGCTCAAGCCACCGACCCAGACACTGCTGGCGGCTACACGGTACCAACCGAGATGCTGAATCGCATCCACGAAGCGATGAAGGACTACGGCGGTCTGGCCAGCGTAGCCCAGATCCTCACCACTGACAGCGGTCATACGCTGGAGTGGCCCACCTCTGACGGTACCGCTGAAGAAGGCGAGCTGATCGGCGAGAACTCTCAGGCATCTGAGGGTGACGTGGTGTTCGGTATCAAAAACCTTGGCGCCAAGAAGCTCAGCTCCAAGGTGATCCGCGTTTCCAACGAGCTGCTGAACGATTCGGGCATCGACATTCAGGGCTTCCTGGCAAGCCGTATCGGTTCCCGCCTCGGGCGCGGTGAGGCCAAGTTCCTGGTGCAAGGTACCGGTGCTGGCACTCCCGAACAGCCAACTGGCCTGCAGGCATCCGTTACCGGAACCACAACCGCGGCCAGCTCTGCCGAATTCACCTGGCAGGAAGTCAACAGTCTGATCCATAGCATCGACCCGGCTTACCGCCGCGCTGCGAATTTCCGCATCGGTCTTAACGACAACACGCTGAAGCTGATGACGGAGATGGAAGACTTGCAGGGCCGGCCTCTGTGGCTCCCAGCGGTATCGGGTGCGGCACCGGCCACAATCCTCAACGTGCCTTACTTTGTGGACCAAGGCATTGCCGATATCGGCGTGAACGCTAAGTTCATGTACGCCGGCGACTTTGCCCAGTTCATCATTCGCCGGGTTCGTTACATGGTGCTGAAGCGCCTGGTAGAGCGTTACGCTGACTTCGACCAGACCGGCTTCCTCGCCTTCCACCGATTTGATTGTGTGCTGCAGGACGCGGCCGCCATCAAGGCACTGCAGGGCGCTGCCACCTAATCCACTGGGCCGCCTTGAGCGGCCCATGAACTGACGGAGCCGATATGCTCGAGCTGGACATTATCAAGCAACACGTCCGGCTCGAGCCGGACTTTGTCGAAGACGACACACTACTCGAAACCTACTCAACGGCGGCCCAGCGCCTTGTCGAGAACTACACCGGCCGCACGCTTTATGCCACGGCGGCAGAAATACCGACCGAAACCGATCCGGACACCGGAGAAGTCACCACCGCCGACGAAGACGCCCTGGTGCTGGATGACGACATCACAACCGCGATGCTTCTGCTGATCGGCCACTGGTACGTCAACCGGGAGAGCGTTGTTGTAGGGACCATAACCTCTGAATTGCCAATGGCGGTCGAGGCTTTGATTTCGCCGTACCGCCACTTTCATTTCGCGTAGCGAGGAATAGCTCATGGCACGCAAACCCAGCAAGACAAAGCAGGACCAGGCGACAGACCAGCAGCCGGTCGATCCTGAAAAGGTCGAAACCTCTGAGGCCGAAACCCAGTCAGAAGCGGCAGGCGGTGAGCAGAGTGAGCCAGAGTCCACGACGCAACCGGCAGCAGAGCCACAATCCGAGACTGCAGAGCCCGAAGAAAAGGAAGGACAGCCTGCCGCCAGGACGAAAGCTCGGATGGTTGAGGCCACTCTGAAAACTCGCCATTGCCGAGGTGGCATCTGCAAGGAAGCCACTGAAAAAATGTGGATGACTCAGGGCGAGTACGACCGCCTGAAGAAATACGACCGGGTAGAGTGAAATGAGAGCTGGCCAGCTTCGTCACAGGATCACTATCGAAAAGCCTGGCCAGACCCAGGATCCCGCAACCGGTGAGATGGTTCCGGGCTGGCAGGTCGTGGCTACTGTATGGGCTGCCAAGCGGCCTTCCAGCGCCCGGGAGTTCAAGCAGTCCCAGGCTGGTCAATCTGAGGTCACCGGTGAATTCCAAATCCGGTACCGCCCTGGCATCGACGCAACCATGCGGATTGTTCACAAAGGCCAGGTCTTCAACATCGAAGGCGTCCTACCAGACGATCGAAGTGGCCGTGAGCACCTGACCCTGCCCTACAGCGAAGGCGTTAACGATGGCAGCTGATGGCGTGAACTATAAGTTCAACGGCCTGCCGGAGCTCCTCGGCAAGCTGGACGGCCTCGAATACGACCTCAAGCGCAAGGGCGGACGGTTCGCACTTCGCCGCGCTGCACAGGTTCTCCGTGATCAAGCCCGTCAGAATGCTGAGCGCGTGGATGATCCCCGCACATCAGAGAACATAGCGGCGAACATCGTCGAGCGTTGGTCGGGACGAACTTTCAGAAAGACCGGCAACATGATGTTCCGAGTGGGTGTTCTCGGTGGTGCTCGCCAGTATGCCAACACTAGGGAGAATGTCCGGAAGGGTCGGGCTGGCCAGACATACCGAACGGACGGCAGCTCCGGGAATCCCGGCGGCGATACCTTCTATTGGCGTTTCCTCGAATTCGGTACAGAGGATGCGCCCGCGCAGCCAATATTCCGGCCGGTACCTCAGCAAGCCGGCCAGCAAGCCGTGGACGTATTCGCCAACGAGTACACCAAAAAGATCGACCGCGCCCTGAAACGGGCCAGGAAAAAGGCCGGCGTGAAATGAGCATTTTACAACTAATCGGCTGGCTGATGATCTTGGCGCCGTTTGTGGCCATTTTCGGGCTAATAACAAAGACGGAAGGCTTCAAAATTGCCGCAATGATTTACGCCATTTGCGCGGCCGTGGTCGCTGTACTCTACGTTGGCATTCGACTTGCCGAGCTAGGAGGCTGAATGACCCCTCCAATTTTTCAGGTATGCGCCTCAGACACTAATGTCACCGATCTGCTCGGCACTGGGCCAACGCGGCTATTCCCGTTCGGTCAGGCTCCCCAGGGGATCACCCTGCCCTATGCCGTTTGGCAAACTGTCAGCGGCCTGCCAGAGAACTATCTGGGGCAGGCGCCCGATCTCGACAGCTACACCATCCAGATCGATGTTTACGCCGGACGAGGCAGTGAGGCCCGACAGGTAGCCGCGGCGCTCCGCGATGCGATCGAACCCCATGCCCACGTAGTGAGCTGGAATGGTGAGAGCACCGAACCAGACACCGGCCACAAACGTTACGGATTCGACGTCGAGTGGCACGTTCACCGATAGCCCAGAAGCAGATTCAAGAAACCCGGCCAAGAGCCGGGTTTTTAGTTTCGGTACAGCCTAGGGTCGCTCCTGAATGCCGGCGACGCCATCTAACCGGCCGGCTGTACCTCCTATTCGAGATGGCAGAGGAGAATAGTGATGGCTGACATCATTCCTTTCGATTACCAGGGCCAGTTCGTTCGTTTCACTACCGAAGGCTGGATCAACGCGACTGATGTGGCAAAACAGTTCGGTAAACGCCCTACAGACTGGCTCAAACAAGACGAGACCAAGCAGTATCTGGCAGCTCTGGCTGAAGCGCTTACATGTGATCCTGAGTCACTTGTAAAAACCAGCCGAGCCCGGGCGGATCGCGGCGGTGGTACCTGGCTGCATCCGAAGCTCGGGGTCCGTTTCGCGCAATGGCTCGACATCCGGTTCGCAGTCTGGTGCGACCTCCACATCGATGCAGTCCTTCGTGGCAGCGGCAACGCTCTTCAGGAATACGAGCGCGCGCACAACGCACTTGAATCACGAAAAGAGCTGGCCAGCGAGCAAGGTCGCGGACTGGCTCAGTGGCGCCACCAGAAGGAGCCACTCCAGCAGCAAGTCGAATACTGGCGAGAACAGTTACAAATGAACCTGGCGCTCGACGCCGCAGTTTAAAGCCCGCTACTGAGCGGGCTTTTTTATGCCCGAAACCCGCACGAGGATTTACACATGTCTGTATTGGCACAAGGCACGCACATCTTCATCCTGGACGACACCGGTGAAACACCGGAAGTGGTCCGCATCGAATGCGCCACCAGCTTTTCCCCGGGTGGCGATCCCGCTGATCAGATCGAGGACACCTGTCTGGAGCATAACGAGCGCTCTTACCGGTCCGGTCTGCGCACTCCTGGCCAGGCATCCATGGGCCTGAATGCTGACCCGAAGTATGACAGCCACCTGCAGCTCTACGGTCTGTCCCGGATGAACCCAAACCCCATTATTCCCTGGGCGGTTGGCTGGTCCGATGGCAAAGCGGTTCCCAATTTCGGTTATGGCGTCGACTCTGTAACCGTAAGTGAAGGTGGATCGGATTACAGTGAGTCCACCACCACTGTCGAGTTCTCTGCCCCAGAGGATTCCGATGGCAAAGTCGCAACCGGCGTGGCCACTGTCGTTGGTGGTGTAGTCACCGAGATCACCATCACCGACCCGGGCAGCGGCTACTCGGCAGCTCCGACCGTCACCGTTAACGATAGCGGCACGGGAACCGGCGCAACCGCAACCGCCTCGCTGGAAAGCAGGCCATCGTTTGTTTTCCCGGACACCCGCACCTGGTTCACCTTCCAGGGCTATGTTTCCGACTTCCCGTTCGACTTCGCTCAGAACACTGTCGTCACCACTGAGGTTTCGATTCAGCGTTCTGGTGACTCCAACTGGATCAAGAAGGCTGCCAGCTAATGGATCTGACCCTTGATGCACTCAAAGACATGGGCGCCTTTACCGGCGCCCCTGTTCAGAAAGAAATTGTCCTGAAGAAAGAGGGTAAGGACGAAAAGACTGCCACGGTCTACGTGCGCAAGCTTTCCTATTACACCGCGGTTTCGGACATTAAATCCCTCAACGCCAATTCGGATGCAGTGGCTGGCCGCATTGCTTCTGCCATCTGCGACAAGGAAGGGAAACCTGTGTTCAAGCCTGGCGATATTACTGGCGAGGCAGATCCTGAACGCGGGCCCCTGAGCAGCGAGATCACCATGGAGCTGCTGCGCGTGATCGGCGAGGTGAATGGAAAAAAGACGGAGAGCTGACCGACGAAGATGAACTTTGGCATGAGCTGGTAATGTGCGGCATTGGCGGTCCGACGATCGCCATCGCCAAACAGACGATGAGCTATGTCGAGTTTTTGGAGTGGGCCGAATACCGGCGCAAGCGGGGCAGTCTTCATCCGGGAATGCGGACAGAAAGGGCTGGAGCGTTGGTGGCTGCAATCCTGGCAAACGTCAACCGCAAGAAAGACAGCCAGCCGGTCAGCTTTTACAACTTTGCCCCTCATCACGAAGAGCCAAAACTGTCGCTGGAACAAGCGATGGAAAGCTGGAAATAGGTTGCTAAACTCTGTGCGCATATTTTCAAAGGGATTGATCATGAAAAAGCTAATTCTGTCGGCTTGCGCAGCTCTGACAGCGTGCGCACAGAACCCGATAAATTTCACTCAAGATGTAACCTTGGAGCCTTGGCAGAGCTCGAAGGCAGTGCAGTCTGCCCGGTTTCCTGCCAAATCCAGCGGCGGGGATCTCGAATTCTGCGTTGCAAAGAATGTCGTTAATCCTGCAGTGACGTTTGCAGATAGTGCTGACAGCTTCTTTGGTTCGTTCACTGGGACGTATTATCACGACACAGACACGGATACCGTGGGAGGAGGCTCTGTTATCCAGCATTCATCGAGCAGGGGTGTTATTGCTGTGGGCGTTACCGGCTATGAAGTGTCCGCATTGGTCAGTCGTTACGTTCGCTTCCAGCTCACGGCGACGAATGGCCTATACGAGTTTGACAACCTTGAGCAAGTGCAAGCCAATAGCGGAGCTGCGCCAAACACTGGCTTTACTCCGGTAGGGGCTTTTGCTGGCGCCAACCCTGAACTCGCACTGAAAGCACTTGAGCAAATTGCAGATAAGATTGATCGCTGCCGATCTAATTGACATCCCAACTGATTAAAACCTCGCCACGGCGGGGTTTTTTTATGCCTGGAGAAACGCATGGCCAGAAAGTCACTTGGCACTTTAACTTTAGACCTTGTTGCTAAAGTGTCGGGCTTCGAGCAAGGCATGGATAAAGCCGAGCGAAAGTCTCAGAAAACCGCCAAGCAAATCCAGCGCTACTCCAAGCAGATCGGGGCTGCCATCACCGCAGGCACGGCTGCTGCATTAACTGGTATGACCGCCCTGGTCGCCTCCACGGCGAACAGCGCCCGAGAAATAAAAAATCTTTCTGAGCTGGCGGGGGCAAGCCCGCAGCAATTTCAGAAGCTGACCTATGCGGCAAATCGATACGGCATAGAGCAGGAAAAGATCTCAGATATCCTCAAGGACACTAACGACCGCATCGGTGATTTCATCCAGACCGGTGGCGGGCCGATGGCTGACTTTTTTGAGAATATCGCTCCCAAGGTTGGAGTAACGGCTGACGAGTTCGCTCGACTGTCCGGCCCTGAGGCCTTACAACTTTACGTCCAAAGCCTCGAGGACGCAGGCGTTAGCCAGAAAGACATGACCTTCTACATGGAGGCCATAGCGTCTGACGCAACAGCGCTGATTCCGCTGCTGCGTGATAATGGCAGAGAGCTGAAAATCCTTGGCGACGAAGCCGAACGCACCGGTAATGTGTTCTCCGATATGGACTTTGAACAACTGGAGTCCATACGCCGCAGCATGGATGAGCTGAGCGGTGCCGCGACCGGAATGAAAAATGAAGTCGTCATGGCGGCACTTCCGGCCATCGAGGACTTGGTTGACCTCTTGAGTGATGAAGGCACGATGGAATCGGCTCAGGCGCTGGGGTCTGCCATTGTCACTTCTATGAACTTCGTCATCGAGGCGATAGACGGCGCCGTTAAGGTCACTCAATTTCTGGCAGAAGAGTTGGCGGCATTCATTCATGGCCCTGCCTTCGACGACATTCCTCGGCTGACGGAAAAGCTGAATGATTTGGGGGATGCGGTTGAAGGGCAGGAGGAAAGGCTTAAATCACTCCGGCAGACACCGAACCTGATTCCAAAAGAAGTTATTGCTACCGAAGAAGAACGGCTAAGACGGCTCAGGGCAGAGTATGACGCCGTTTCCGAATTGATAGAAAACGCTCGGAAAAACCAAAGCGCCCAAGCAGGCGCCGGGGATGGAACCGGCGTTGACACAATCGATACATCTGGCTCGGGCGGCAGCACTTCATCCGGTGGTGGATCAACAGGCACTAGCGGCTCTGAGGACGAAACCGGGAGTGGAGATACAGACTATCTCCAGCGCGTAGCAGCTCTTCGCCAGGCTTTTGAAACTGAAAAACAGATAGCTTTGCGCCTTTACGGGGAGCGTAACGAAGAGATAAACGAGCTATATCAGGCTGACGCGATCAGCAAGATGGAAGCCGATCATCTGAAGATCCAGTCTGAACAGGAAATGCAGGATCAACTTAAACAGATCCGGCAGAACGCGGCTGATGAGGAAGCACGACTTCAGCAGCAGCGCCAAGCCCTTATTCTGGCTGGCTCAGAACAGCTCTTCGGTTCATTGGCCGATATTACCGGTCAGTTTGCCGGAGAGCAGACCGCACTATACAAAACAATGTTCGCGGTGCAGAAGGCCGCGGCCATCGCTCAATCTATCGTCGCAATCAACACCGGCATTGCCCAGGCGTCTGCCGTACCGTTCCCCGCTAACCTTGCCGCCATGGCTTCAGTGGCAGCCGCTACCGCTGGCATTGTCAGCAACATTCAGGCGGTATCAATTGCTGGCATGGCCCACGACGGCATTGACAGCGTGCCGCAGGAAGGCACCTGGCTTCTGGATAAAGGAGAGCGAGTCCTCACCTCACCACAGGCTGACAACCTTGATGCGTTCCTTGCCAGGCAAGAAGCTGGCGGAGGATCCGGAACTGTGGTCAACGTCATTGAGGACAATTCCCGGGCCGGCGAGACAGAAACCAAAAGAGGCAGCAACGGGCAGGAAGAGGTTAACGTGTTTGTCGCTGACATCATGGGCGGCGGACCCAGGGCCAAAGCCATGCAAACCGCGTTCGGGCTCAAGAGGCAGGGCTACTGATGGCAACAAACATTGATTTCCCAAAGATGCTTCCAACCCCTCTGCGCAACCGATATGGACTGAAGTCCGGGCCAACTTTTGCCAGAACCACGATGGCCAGCGGTCGTGCCAAACAGCGCCCGGTTAACAAGGTAGTGCCAACAATGGTGCCAGTGACCTTCCTGTTAACTCAGGAGCAGGCCCAAATCTTTGAAGGCTGGTTTAACTACGAAATCAACTACGGCACTGCCTGGTTTAATTGCCAACTAGATTCCCCGATGGGACTCCGGCCCTATGAGTGCCGATTTACCGATATGTACGAAGGCCCAAAGCTGCGCGGCTTGCGGCACTGGGAGTACACCGCCCAACTCGAAATATTCGAGCGGCCCATCATTACCGAGGACTGGTACACCAACGGCCTCCAGTTCGTTCAGTACGCATCCATTTTCGATCTTGCCATCAACCAAGAATGGCCTTCAGCGTAGGAGCTAGCGCATGACGAAATACAACACTGGAAACCCGGTTGGCAGCTCAGACCCCAGGGACCTCTACGACAACGCAGCAGTCGCTGACCACCTAGTGAACGGGGGCCAAGAAAGCCATCAAGACCGAACAGGTACAAGCAGGAAGACCTGGAAGGGGATGGAAGTTGATTTCTCTGCCGCTCAGACACAAAGGGCCAGTCAATATCAGGCGCAATTGGACGAACTGGAGCAGCTCACAGAAAGCCTGGTCGGCGCGGCTATCTACACGGATACCGCAGCCGGCCTCGCCGCTACCGTTGAAGGAGAGCACTTTAGCGTGCCATCTCCTGATAATAGCGAGTTTCTGATTCTCTACCGTCACGACGCCGGCCCTTTCGCCACCGAGATCAATAGCTACCCCTCCGCTTCCTGGCTAGAGCAGGTTGCCGACCGCGAGAGCGCCAACGAGGCACGTTCGCAGAGGAATAGCAGCACATTGTCCGAGCACGAGAACGACCTGATCGGGCTCGGCGTTACCGATGGCGACACCGCGACCCAGCTCGCAGCTATGCAGGCCAGCCTGGACGAGGCTCGTGATCTGATCGACACCCTGATGGGCCACAACCAAGCACTGGTCGATGCCCTGATCCACCACCACAGCGACAACGCCGACACCCTGTCATTCATTACGGCCGATAACGGCCAGTATACCCCGGTAATTTAAGGAGCCCACTCATGTCGATTATCGTTAAAGACGCCACTGGCGCTAACGTCACTATCAAGACCATCGACGATCTACTGGACGATGCCGGCGCAGTCAGCGAAGGTAGTCCACTCCCTGTCTCCGTTCAGGGTGGTTCGTCGCACATGGGTCGCGTCGGTGGTACCACGCGCCGCGCGGCAGACGGCTTTACGCGCCCCGGCGACGCCACCGCCTACAGCGCCGGAGACTTGATCGCCAATAGCCAGACCGCCACCGAGGTGACTCCTCTGGTATTCGATGTGGCTCGGCTGCCATCGGGGTCAGGGAGGATCAGCGGCGCCACCTGCGTGCTGGAGGCTGCCTCTGGTTCGCTGGCCCCGCTCCCGCAGTTCGATCTTTTGCTGTTCAGGCCTCAAGGTAATATCCCTTACGGCGACGGTCTCTATCCAGCCGACAACGCCGCCTGGTCTCTTACGGCCGCCCAAATGGCCCAGTTGGTCGCTGTCATCCGCTTCTCCGATCTCGGCTGGCGCAACCGGCAAGGTGGCAACACGGGTTCAGGCCCGCTGCTTTATCAAACAGCTCCGATTAGTCCGCGGCAGTTCGCGCCGTTTGATCTTGCCCCCCTGGGCGTTACGCATCTGCGAGGCCTGGTCCAGACCACGGCCGCCTGGGCGGCGCCCAACGTTGGCATCACCTTCGACTTCACTCTCGACGTAGATCAGGACTGATATGACTGCTCCGACTGCTGCAAGGCGTTTCCATGGGGGCAGACGCCCACTTGATGCGCCCGATGACCTACTCCGATGGTATGCCGCCGGCTCTGATGGCGATGTCTTTAACCCGGGCGATGGAGGCAGCGTGTTTTCCGACCTGGCGGGCACCGTCCCCGCCAATGCCGGCGAGCCTGCTGGGCGCATCGTGGGTGCGAGAGGGCAACACCACCTGGCCGCCCCGCAGGACACCAAAAGACCGACCTATGACCTTGACGCTTCCGGGCGGCCTCATCTCGTCACGGCCTCTGGTGATCTGATGGTCAGCGATGCCACGCTTGTGATTAAGGGCCCGATGTTCATCGTCGCTGCTGTTTCCCGATCAGCGGCGGCGGGCTTGCCTCTGTTCCGGCTGATCAAGGATAGCGGCAACTATGCCGGGATTAACAACGTATCCAGCGGCCAGCGGGCGGCAAATGTTGCACGCTACGCCTCCGGTGCCGTTGCCAGCGTACTACCAAACATAGATCCGTGGCCACTCGATGAAATCGAAGTCATAAGCGCACAGCTGATCGACGGCGCCATGGATGTGCGTATCGGCGACCTGGAGCTGAGCGGACTAAGTCCCTTCACCGGTGGCGTTGAGGCGACCGGCGCCGGCATTGGGCTCAATGCCAACAGCCTGACAAGCGGAGCCGCCCAGGTCATGCGCTTCTATGGCGGCGCTGTTTTCTATGCCAAGCCGACACCAAGAGAGCGGGACGAAATCCACCAATATTACAGGGAGCGACTCGGCCTATGAGCATCAATCGCGCACACCTACCCGCCATGCAGCGGGGCAAAGTGATGGGCCCCCTGCCGGGCCTGGCCTACGAGCCCGAAGCATTGGCGTTCTTCGCGGCCGCCAAGGGTCGAGGCTATGATCTGGCAGTGGGTGAGAAGTACGCCTATAACCGCTGGTACAAGCGCATGAAGGCACAGGGGCTGCTTGGCAAAGTGCAGGGAGCCTGGATGCTGGCCAGCGTTGATCCGGCGCTAGTGCCAATCAATCTGGTGGCCCCAGGCACCTATGACCTGACTGCAGCAGGCAGTCCGAAGATCATCCGCCACGAAGGTTGCCGATTCACCGATGACAACTATTTCGACACGGGGCTTCTCTCGGGTGACCTCACGGCCGAGGACAGCCACTTGGCGCTGATGTGCGAGGATGTGTCCAGCAACACCGCCACAGCTATTGGCGCTTACGACGCGAGCGAGGGCTATACGCTGGCACCGGCCCAAGGCCGGGTGCGCATGGCGGCCAGCTTAAAAACCACGGACTCTGCGCAAGACGTGGCGGACGGCCGTGGCTTCTTAATCGCTGTTCGGGATAGCGCGTCCAACGTGCGCCTGGATCGAAATGGCAAGACGCTCGACAGTGTTTACAGCCCCACCGGCACCGTAGTGTCGCGCCCGCTCTACATCGGCTGCGCCAATTTCGAGGGGGCGGCCAGCGGCGCCACCGATCAGCTGCTGACCTTTGCTTCAGTGGGTAGCTCTATGACGGCGGCCGAGGCGCAGCAGTATTACGCCATCACGCGTACCCTGTGGCTGGCAATCCGCTACGGCTGCCCCGATATTCGTGACGCCGGCACCGCGCCCCATGAAGTCGAGGCGGACGTTGTCAGCTATGGCGCCACGCCGGGCGGTATCGTCGCCGCCTACGAGGCGGCTCGGCAGGGCCTGCGGGTGGCGCTCGTCGGCGGCTGGCGTGATCGCCACCTGGGCGGCATGATGGCGGCGGGCCTCAACCACCTGGACATCGGCCTGGATGCGCTCGTCGGCGGTCTTTCGGACTGGGTAGTGGACACTCAGACCCGGCTCAATGGTGAGGTGCGCAGCGCTTCCAACGTTGTCCAGCGTAATTGTGAGCCACATGTGGCCGAGGGCGCCTTCCGCTCGATGCTGGACCCTAAACGCAAGCACGGGCAGGCCATCACGATCTACTGGACGGATGGCGTGGATACGGTGCAAAAGGACGGTGCCGAGATCGTCAGCATCACCACCGTGGACGGCCGCACATTTCGCGCGGCGACTTTCCATGACGGCAGCTACGAGGGCGACCTGATCGCCCGCGCGGGCGTGCGCTATCGCATCGGGCGTGAGGCAGCCGGAGAATTGGCGGGCGAGGCCTTGAACGGCTACAACCCCTACTATGATACCAAGGTTGATCCCTACAACACGCCAGGCGATTCAGGCTCAGGGCTGATTCCTTGGGTTTCGCCGGCCCCTGCGCTGGCCATCGGCGATGCCGACTATGCCGAGTACATCGACGGCGTTGAGGTGTACAACTCCGGGACCCCGGTAACCACTCAGCCATACAACTTTCGAATGTCGATGACCACGGATCCGCGGCGCGCGGCTGACTTCGACACTAATCCTCCCCCGGGCTACGACATCGCGGACTACGAACTATATCTGCGCTACTGGGAAGCTCGCGAGGCGGCCAACCCGGGTGGCATGGATTTTATCGGCGACTCGACAGATACCGTGGTTGCCGACCAGGGCATTCTCAGCCGCACATCTTCGCCCGGCGTGGCTGCCTACGGCATGATTCGAGACATTAACTCGACGTCGCGCCCATCGTCGGACTGGATGGGGCAGAACTTCGCTTACCCCGAAGCCGATTATTCCGCCCGAGCAACGCTGTGGAACGACCACAAAAACTTCACGCTGGGATTGATCTATCTTTCTCGCCACGACCCTTCGCCTCGAGTTCCAGCCAGTCTACGCGCTGATGCGCAACTTTGGTCCTGGGCCGGGTCCGAGAACCTTGATCCCTACGAGGGGCCCTATGGCAGTGACCCGTTATTCTTCCCCAAGCAGCTCTATGTGCGGGCAGGTCGGCGACTCGTCGGCGAGTTGATCATGACGGCGGACCACCTGAAGGAGCTGGTGCCTATTCTGTCCACCAAGACGGTAGGCATGTCTTCTTATCCGCTAGATAGCCATGTGGTTAGGGCCACGGTTCGAGACTTTGGCAACGGGGATCGCGTGGCGCTGGACGGTGGTTTCTTCGACCAAACATATGGCGGTGCTGATGGCGGTACGCCTATGCCGGTCGAAATCATGCTGCCTAAGAAGGCTGAGTGCGAAAACCTGACATCTAGTTTCGTGATCAGCGCCACTCACGCGGCAAACGGGCAGCTCCGCATGGAGGTGTCATCGATGCAGCTGGGCCAGGCAGCCGGAGTTATCGCTACAATTCGCCATGAGTCGAGTGGCGCAGTCCAGGACATCGACTACGAGAACGAGTTGCGCCCGAGATTGGTCGCCTCAAAGCGCTGGTATGACGAATCCAGCCTGATTCTCACTCAAACGACAGGCTAGATATGACGACGATAGCAGCGGCCTACGCCAGCGCAACCGATGAAATCATCCGAACGCTGGAAATCACCCCTGCCGGCACCGATCCGATCCGAGTCTGCACCGGCTTCGCTGATCGGATTTTGACGCTGGAAAGCGGGGCCAAGGTAGAGTTCACAGCCGGCCCCCTGTCCATTCGCAGGCCTAAAAAAAGCGACTCTGGCCAGCAGACGCTATCGTTGTCCATTGCCAACGTAACCGCTCAGGGCCAGGAGGCAATCGAGACGGCACTGGAATCAGGAGATGAAGTTCCCGTCATCTATCGGGAATACTTAGCCTCTGACCTTTCAGCGCCGGCAAGCAATCCGTATCGGATGACGCTCAGGGGTGGCACCTTGCAGGGCATCATGATTCAGATTGAAGCCGGGTACTTTGACCTGCTAAATACTCAGTGGCCACGAGACCGCTACACAGCCGACAAGTTCCCGGGGCTTCGATACCTTTGATGACGCTCAACGATCTACTTTCAACCCCTTATCGCGCCAATGGACGGAAACCGGATGGGGCAGACTGCTATGGCCTGACAAGGCTGGCTCGCGTGCACCTTTTCGGAAAGCCGTGGATGCCGGAGCATGGCGCGGTAGAGGGCTCGGATAAGAGGGCGCTGACCCAGGCCATGCTGAAAGAATCGGTGAATTACCGTGTCTGCGATCCGCACCCAGGCGCCATTGCCTGCTGCTACCGAGGCAGGCTCTGCACGCACATTGCCATCGTGGTCGAAATCGATGGACGCCTAATGATCCTCGAAACCGACGAGCCCGGAAAAGGCAGGCATGGTCCTCGCCTTGTAAATCTTAAACCATTCCAGCAGCGTTTCCTGAGAGTCGTTTTCTATGACGATTAAAGTGTACGACACCATCATGCCCGCCGAGCCCGTTGAGGTTTATCACGATCACGGCATGACGGTCGAAGCCTGGTTGTGCAGCCAGACCGAAAATTACACGCCGGGCCCAGTGCAGCGAGTTAGCTGTGCAATCAATGGCGCAATCGTCAACCCGCTCGATTGGGCGGACGCTGTGATTGGCGAAAAAGACCTGGTGGAGTTTCGCGTTGTTCCGTTTGGTGACGTTGTTGACGCTTTTACCAGCATTGGCGCATTCCTGGTTAACCCGTTTTACGCAGGGTCCGCACTTGCCGGCCAGGCAGCGCTCGATGCGCTGATTAACATTCCAAGCGTTTCCTCCAGGAGCGGAGGTCGGCAGGGTTCCGATATTGCCCCGGCTGACGCAAAAGCCAATACCGCTCGCCTCGGCCAAGGCGTCCCCGAGCTGTTTGGCAGATATATTCGCTATCCCGATTACGTCAATCAGCCCAGGAAATACTACAAGGATGCACGCACGCAAGTTCAAAACATCATGCTATGCATCACCTCAGGGCGGTGCCTGATTGAGACGGCCCTTTTAAAGCTCGGCGAAACGCCCTTCAGCCAATTGGGAAACTCAATCAGCTATCAGGTGTTTGAGCCCGGGGAGGATGTCTCTGTTCATCCCGCGCACGAAAACTGGTACACCGCGCCAGAAGTGGGGGCCACTACTGGGTCAAGTGGCATTCGGCTTTATCGAGGACGATCGTTATCGTCTGGACTGACAGGTGCACAGGTAAGCTACAGCGGGCCGGAAATACGAACCACCAGCACCTCTGTCTTTTTTCCTGGCGACTGGGCAACTGGCGACTTCGTTGCCATATCTACTCGCCAATCCGTCACCGTATCAGTCGATGCGGGCGGGCTTGTAACCCTGGCTGGCGATTGGGGGGATGCCGATGTTGGTGATGAGATAAGACTAAGATCGACAGAGCTTGCAGAGGCCAACGGCGTTTTCCTGATTGACACGAAAACCGGAAACGACATTACGCTCACGCAAGACGGGTCTCCAATTGCCGGGTGGGCCGCTGGAAGCTATTTGATGTTTTCTCGCCGGGAGGACGAAGATTTCCGTATCGACAGTATCATTTATGACACGTCATTCCCGGATCTTGTAGATGGTTTCGGCCTCTCCCGTTTTGTTGGTGGCGCTGAGGATACGGGCTGGTCTAGTTTCCCGGGCGGCACCGGAGTTGCAGATGTGCTGCTGGCAAGCCGATCAGAGGCCGACGGCTGGGCCGGGCCTTTTACCGCGTGTCCAGATGGTGAAACAACCAATACGGTTGAGATTGATATTTTCTTGCCTCAAGGGCAAGGCAAGGTCGATGGCGACACCGTTGTTCCGTTTAGCACGAAGCGCCAAGTTGAAATTCAATGGCGCGAACTCGGAGCAACCGCATGGAACAGCCAGATATACACTATTGATAACGCTACCAGGGACCAACTCGGATTCACTTACCAACTCGACCTTGGACCTGCGATCAGACCAGAATTCAGGGTTCGTCGCGTGACCACAGAGAGCAGCGAGATTGCAAGCCTTGACCGGATTGAATGGCAAGCGCTTCGGTCCAAGCTGCCGACTGTTACCAGTTATCCCGGCGTCACTACGATGGCTGTGACCATTGAGGGCACCGACCAGATCGGCAGCGCTTCGAATAACCGAATAAACTTGGTCGCCACTCGGCTGCTCCCCGGCATCAGCGGTGGAGCCCTAACCCCCGAAGCCCCAACACGATCGATAGCTGCTGCTGCCGTGCATGTTGCAGAGTCGCTCGGCTATTCTGACGACCAGATCGACTTGGACGCATTCGAGCAACTGGACGCAATCTGGCAAGGAAGGGGTGATTATTTTGATTTTGTGATTGGAGATGGCACAGCAAAAGATGCCATTGATCAGATTCTGCGCCCCGGTTACGCCTCGATGACTTTGAGCACCGGCGTGATCACACCTGTGCGGGACGCGCCTCGGACTCAGTTTGAGCAGCCTTATTCGCCGGAGAATATGACGGCACCACTGCAACGTTCGTTCACCAGTCGCAAGCCAGAAGAGCCGGACGGCGTAGAAGTGGAATACACCAACGCTGACACCTGGACAACGGAAACAATAAAATGCTTTCTGCCCGGAGACCAAGGCATCAAGCTGGACAAATTAAAACTCGATGGCGTAACCGATCGAACAAAAGCCTGGCGCATAGGCATGAGGCGGCGCCGATCTCAGCGTTATCGCCGATGGACATACAGTTTTAATACCGAGCTGGACGCCCTGAACTCGGATTATCTCGGCTATGTCCCGCTGGTTGATGATATTCCCGGCTATGGCCAGGCATCCGTGCTGCGTTCGTTAGATACCTCCGGCCCAGTGCCAAAGCTGACTGTGAGTCAGCCTATGGACTGGCAGGATGGGGAAAGTCATGTGGTTGCATACCGTGATGTATACGGCGATATGGTGGGCCCCTTTTCAGCAGCTCGAGGAGACGACGATTTCGAAATCATTGCCAACGTATCTCCGTTGCCGGAACTGTCGCCCAGTCAAGAGCCCCCTCATGTAATTTTTGGCACAACTGACCGCTGGAGCTTTCCGGCTCTGATAACAGAAATCAGCCCGCAGGGAGAGCTTGAAGTGAGCGTTACCGCGACGAATTATGATGAGCGGGTATACGCCGATGACGACAATAGCCCGCCGTGACAGTGTGGGCATTTTGTGGCCACGCCATGAACATGGATGCGCATTAATAGGTTAATGTGGGCGAGGGCGTCCGGCATGATCTTAATTAAATCAGAAAGTTATAATTGCTGTCAGCACTCATAATGCTGGGGTCGGCGGTTCGACTCCGCCCCTTGCTACCAAGATTCAAAGGGTTGCGACGCAAGTCGTGACCCTTTTTTATTGTTTGACTAAAAGTTGCCTACAGGGGGGTGTCAGCTCCGCAACGGCTATGGTCTCGTAGGAGTATCCCAAGAAACTTGGTTCTGGTGCGCAATGGAACGACACTCTCTGATTGCCTTCCGGAGATCCTCAGTAAAGCGACTGTCATTCACTTTGTGAGAAATGTACATCGAGAGATCTACCCAGGCCGCTGTCCGATTATAATAGGGCTTATCGTATTTGTTCATGTAAGTGTCGATCAGCACCCAAGGCAGAACAACCACATCGACGCGATTATTTTTGAGCAGTTCAACTGCCTGCCCCCAATCAGACACGTCAGTCACTTGTGGATCCTCTCCTCTCAAAAGCTTGCCACCAACAAACTTCCGGACGAACGCGAACCGAAGACCAGTCAGACTATCCAACGGTGGGAGATCTCGCAGGAGCAGATAGACATACTCGGTCTGGAACAATAAGCCGCCAAAGTCCGCGTATTCATCCCTTTCCGGCGTCTGCACCAGGGGCAAGCCGGCAGATATGCCACCTTTCCTCAAGCGGTAAAGCATTTGAGCCAAGGGCATTTCAACGAATTTAAAATCTCCCTCCACGCGATTAAAAACGCATCGATAGTAGGGCGCGAAACGGCCCACAAGCTTTCCGTTCTCAACCGCAATTTCCCGATCGATATCATCAAAGACGCCGATTACGTGGGTGCGTTTGGAATCAGCAAGCAGGGATACTGAGAACAGAGACAACCAAAGGATTTGGAGAAGCCTGAGCAAAAATGCCCGTTCCATGATCCACCTCCAAGGCACGCGGATCCAGTGCGTGTTTTTTACTGCATTTCGCGATTTTCGCTGCCGTTAATGTAGGCATATCCGACTGAACCTCTACAGAATGTACTTCTAATAGTAGTAACAAGATCTCCTAATTGCTCAAAAAACGGTCATTGTCACACCGCAGGCAGGTTAAACAATCTTTGACAGTTGCCTACGAGGTATTCGGATAGGCTGGTTGGCTTGTCTCTATGCGCGATTCCGAGGTTGTATCCGACAGTGAGCACAAGAAAGATCATTCCGGTATTCATGGCGTTGGTTTTGGTACCAGTCGCACTTGCGTTCGCAGGACAGACAGGAAAAACCGCTGCCGCTTCGATCGGGATCTTCTGGTTAGCCCTTGGCATTTTCTTTTTCAATGACATCAAACGTTACATCACGAAGAACGAGGAACGTGACCAGGACTAAGTGAAGTTGCGGAAGACGGCCGAACAGCAGACTACAGGTGATCTGGTGACAGATGGGCATACTTCATGATCATGGTCACGTTGCCGTGCCCAAGAATCCGCTGAAGCGTATGGATGCCACCCCAATTCATCATGTAGTGACTGGCGAAGGTGTGCCGAAGAATCTGGGTGAGCTGTTAAGGAACGGCCCTAAGGGTCAGGGCCGCAGGCTCGAGTACTCCGCCCCTTGCCACCAAGATTTAAAGGGTTGCGGCGTAGGTCGTGACCCTTTTTATTGGCTGAATACAAGTTGTCTACATCGAGGACGGGGAGTGCGAGTCAACGCCAACAAACTCCGTATTGATAGCCTCTTCTATTTTGCAGCGCTGGATCGCCAGCATCAGAGCGCGCTGAACGTCGGTGTCCCGCAACTTTTTCGACATGTATAAGGAAACAGGAATCACGCCGACCTCCCAGGCAGAAAGTACCTCCCGCTCGCTGTCGAGAAAACGCTTCGCCATACCTGATGGCATTACAGCAACATCGATTCGCTGCAGCTTGAGCATCTCCACTAACTGCGACCAATCTGATACTTCTTCGACTCTACCCGCGGACTCTGGAATAAACTGTTTGCCGACAAAGCCCAAAACGATCCCATATCGTAGCCTGGGCGTTTCGGCAAAAGCCGCATCAAGCTGCGATGATCGTAAGCTTACGATCGAAAACCCGGCGCTGTACAAAGGACCAGCGAAATCGGCTTTCTCGTCCCTTTGTGATGTTCTAGCTATCGGTAGCACGATATCGAGCCTGCCTAGCTCAAGCTCAACCAGGCCACGATTCAATGAGACAGAAATCGCTTCGATCTCCAACCCGGAGTGGTCAAATACGCAATGGTAAGGTTTGGATAAATCGCCAGTGAGCTGCCCCTCCTCAACGCCGATCCATCCGACAGTATCATCAATGACACCAACAGACAGACGTTCTGAAGAGTGTGCGTAGGTCATAGAAAAAACATGCAGCACACACGTTAAAATGACGAATCTCACCCTAAAGACCTCCGAATACCTGCACTGGCAACTTTTTCAGGCTGATTCTCCCGACTTTCACACCAGAACTGAAAACATGCCACGCACCAACAAAGTGCAAGATATATCACATCCGCAATCAATAGGAAGGATTACTCAATCGATTACACAGTATTTTACGAATGCCTCTAAAGTGTGATTGAGCGGACAACTGGCGAAGGTGTGACTAGGAATATGAATCAAGTGTTGCGGGGGGCGGAGAAACCACGTCGTTTGTAAGCTGCCCCAGAGCGCCGTACTTTTATCGATAGGCGGCAAATTCACTGACGCCAGGTCAGTCTTCTGGATCTCGCTGTCTCCCGGGGATATCCCAGGCCTCATGATTTTTCTCGCCAATCAAGCGGCAGGTTCTTATGGCATCCCTGAAGTCTTCCTTGAGACCGTTATCCTCTACACTGTGAGAAATGTACATGGACAAATCTATCCAGGCTGCGGTTCGGTCATAATAAGCCCCTTGATAGTCCTTGAGATACAGGTCCATCATGATCTTGGGTAGAACCACGACATCTACCCGACCGAGCCTGAGCATTCGGACAGCCTGCTCCCAATCAGAGACATGCGTTACTTGAGGGCTATCACCTTTTAAAAGCTCTAAACCCGCAAACTTTCGGACAAATCCAAACCTGAGCCCCGTCATGCTCTCTAGCTGCGGCAAATCCTGAACCATGAGATACACATATTCCAATTGGAACAAAGTACCGCCAAAGTCCGCATACTGATCCCTTTCTACCGTTTGAATTAACGGCAACCCAATTGAAATACCACCTTTTTCAAGTTGGCGAAGTATCTGGGCCAACGGCATGTTAACGAACCTGAAATCGCCGTCTACGCGGCTAAAGACGCAATGATAATAGGGCGCAAAACGACCCACGAGTTTTCCATTTTCTACAGAAATTTCGCGTTCTATATCTGCAAAGACCCCGACAATATGGTGACGTTTTGAATCAGCGGACAGGGACAGAGAAAAAAACAGGAACAAAAAGAAAGGAAAAAGC